AAACTTCCTACTACATCGGAGCCGATGGGCAGGATTGCGTAAGCGGAGCCGCTTCGCGTTTGTAAACAATTCAAACTAACTAAGGAAAGGGGACTCTAATGGAGTACCTGAAGCGCCAGGTGGAGGCACGCCAGTCGGCGTGGCACGCCGCAAAGTCGCTCCTTGACGCGGCAGCCGCTGAGAAGCGCGACCTGTCTGCCGATGAGGAGCAGTCCTACAGCCGCATGATGGCTGACATTGATGAGCGTTCGCAGAAGATTGCTGATCTTCAGGCCGCTGAGGCACGCGCCTTCGACATTGAAGCATCAATGGCTGCCGCACCTGAGGTTCGTGACGTTCGCGCCGCAAAGACCGCAGGTGACTTTGACGTTGTTCGCGCACTCGCCGCTGGTGAGATTCGCTCGCACACGTTTGAGCGTCGTGACCTTAACACTTCGGATGATTCTTCAATCGTCCCGCAGTCGTTCTACGACGTTATTCAGGAGAAGCTCGTTACCGTCGGCCCGATGCTTGACGGCAACATTGTCACCCTGCTCAACACCGCTTCCGGTGAGGACATCAAGGTTCCTGTTGAGTCCACCCGTCCGGCAGCAACCGCAATCGCTGAAGGCACGACCATCACGGAACTTGACCCCACGTTCTCCAGCATCACGCTGAAGTCACAGAAGGTCGCTGTTCTCACCAAGGTCAGCCGCGAGCTGCTTCAGGATTCGGGCATTGATCTCGTTGCCTACCTGGGCCGCACCCTGGGAACCTCTATCGGTATCAAGGTCAACAACCTTCTGACTGTTGGCACTGGCACTGTTGAGGCTAAGGGAATCATTGCCGCTGCTGGCGCTGGTATCACTGGTGGTACTGCTGTCAGTGGCGCGTTCACTGCTGACAACCTCATTGATCTTGCTCACTCCGTTGACGGCGCTTACGTCCGTAACGGTGCGGGTTGGATGATGCGTCGTTCAAGCATGGGCACGCTTCGCAAGCTGAAGGACACCGCAGGACAGTACCTGTATGTTCCGGCTGCTTCGATCGGCGTTGCTGATTCGTTCATGGGTTTCCCGATTTTCGAGAATCCCGACGTTGCCGCTACGGCAACCAGCGCGAAGTCGGTTGCGTTCGGTTGGTTCGGTTCGTACCACGTTCGCCAGGTTGGCGGCATTGAGGTTGCTCGCTCTGATGATGCTTACTTCGCATCTGATGAGGTTGGCTTCCGTGTCACCATGCGTATCTGGGGCGACCTTGGTCAGTCCGACGCTGTTAAGGTCTTTACGGGCAACGCTGCATAAGTAGCGCCGTAAAACAATCGTCTGTGTGGGGCGGGGCGCAGGACCGCCCCACACAGGCTTCACATCCTGCAAAAACCTGCGCAACACTCTGCGAACGGAAGTCCCCTGCGATGGATAGAGCAGCACGCCGCCGTGCGGCACGTAACGGAAACATGATTGCTGGCACTTGGTTTTCCAATGCCGCGTGGGCACAAACGGGTTACGGTACGCAAACGCGTCAAGTAGTTTCCCGGATGATTGCTGACGGTCACCACATTGCGGTAACCGCGAACTATGGTCTTGAAGCAACAATGACTGAGTGGGAAGGCATCACGCATTTCCCACGCGGATTTGACCCGTATTCAAATGATGTGATGAACGCTTATCACGCTGACTGGTGTAGGCAGTATGACACCAGTCGCAATCCGCTGTTCACGCTTTATGACGTGTGGGTGTTAAAGAATCCGCGCCTAGATGAAGTGCAGCTCGTGTCATGGGTTCCCATTGATCACCTGCCAGCACCTAGCAGTGTTGCCGCGTTCTGTGCCAAACCGAACGTGACCCCTGTCGCCATGAGCAAGTTCGGGTCAGAACAGTTGACCCGTCTAGACATAGACAACGTTTATATTCCGCACGCGATTGAAACAAACGTGCTGAAACCAACTTCGAAGATTGACACAGCTAACGGTTGGCGCACCGGGCGACAAATAATGAACGTCCCTGATGACGCTTTCGTTGTCGGTATCGTCAACGCAAACAAGGGCGTTTCGCCTAATCGCAAGGCGTTTGGTGAACAACTGCTTGCGTTCTCAATCTTTGCCAAAGACAAGCCTGACGCGGTTCTGTATTTGCATACGGAAAAGACAGGCGGCATGGGTGGTATCAATTTCGATACCCTCATTGAAGCTGTCGGTTTGCGGCCTGATCAGTTCGTGTTCGTGAACCAGTATCAGCAGCGTATGGGAATTCCTGACAACGTATTTGCCGCAATCTATACAGGCATGAATGTGTTGCTTGCCGCGACATACGGTGAAGGATTCGGCATCACAGTTATTGATGCGCAGTCATGCGGAACGCCAGTCATTGTCAACAACTTCAGTGCACAGCCTGAACTGATCGGTGACGGTTGGAAGGTTGGTGGACAGCCGCTATGGGATGCTGCACAGGGCGCATGGTTCAACGTGCCTAACGTGCAGGATATGGTGACCGCGTTGAACGAAGCTTATGAACGTAAGGGTGACGGCAAGTCTGACACGGCACGGGCGTTCGTTGTTGAAAACTATGACGCTGACACTGTGTATGAAAACGCGTGGCGACCGCTATTGGAAACTTTGTGATCCCGGCAATGATCGTGCCAATCCTGGCGCGTCCCGATCTGCTTGACGAAATGCTTGCGACAATTGACTACCCGATTGAACACCTAGTCATTATTGATAACGGGCACTGTGTCAAGGAAGTCACTGCGAAGCACGTTCACAACATTCACATTGTCACTATGCCGACAAATCTTGGTGTAGCGGGTTCGTGGAATCTTGGCATAAAGTCATTGCCATTTGCCCCGTATTGGCTTATTGCTAACTTTGACGTGAAGTGGCCTGAAGGATCGCTTGAACGTTTCGATAAGGAAGCGACAGCGCATGAGCTTGTGTTGTCTGATGCTTTCCCGCCGTGGGCCGCGTTTGCGCTTGGTGCTGCCGTGGTGAACGCTGTCGGTTTATTTGATGAGGCTTTGCATCCTGCATACTTTGAAGATTTAGACTATGAACGCAGGTGCGAACGTATCGGGCCGATGATTCGTCGAACCAGTATTCCGGTTGATCATGCGAACAGCAGCACGTTGAAAGCCGGATACGAACAGCGCAATAACGAAACGTATGATTTAAATATGAAGTATTACCATGACAAGATGAGCCGGAACGATTACAGCGAAGGCGTGTGGAATGTTCGCCGCCGACGCATATTGACGTGGGATTAGTCATGGCACATGTTGAGCAGCGCGAATTTTTTGCATCAATGGTCGCTAAGTTTCCGACATCGTTTAATGGCGTGCGTGTTCTTGAAGTTGGTTCGCTGAACATCAATGGCACGGTTCGGGATTTCTTCACTGACTGCAAATATGTGGGTGTAGATGTTGCGCCAGGTTTGGGCGTGGATGTGGTGTGCCAGGGTCAGAATTTAGATTACCTTGACAAAACTTTTGACACGGTGATTAGTGCTGAATGTTTGGAACACAATCCTTATTGGGCTGAAACCTTCGCCAACATGGCGCGTATGTGTAACGGCATGGTGTTTATGTCGTGCGCTACTACGGGCCGCGCCGAACATGGGACGGAACGCACGACCCCGAACTGTTCGCCACTTACTGTCAGTCTTGGTTGGGACTATTATAGGAACCTGACTGCGCAGGATTTCATTACTGAACTTGATCTTGATTCAATGTTCAGTGAATGGAATTTTATGACAAATGATTCATCACATGATTTGTATTTCTTCGGTTCAGTCAAATAGGAGGCGCTGTGGCGATTAGTAACGGTTATGCCACGCTGGCACAGGTCAAAGCTGCCGCCAGAATCACGGACAGCGTTGACGACTCTCTGCTAGAAATGTGCACCGAAACCGCGTCCCGCATGGTTGACGGATATTGCGAACGCCGCTTTTACACGGCAGGCACAGAAACCCGCTACTTTGCTGCTGACACTTCCTACGTGTGCAGCATTGATGACGTAATCGGAACGGCGATCACGGTCAAAACGTCAAGCGATGTTGACGGCATTTATGACCTGACATGGACTGCTTCTGACTACCAGCTTGAACCGGGCAACCGCACCGCGTCGGGATTGGCTTTCCCCACGATGACGCTTCGTGCTGTCGGTGACTACCTGTTCCCCATTGTGGGCAATGAAGTTGCTGTGGAGATTACGGGCGTGTTTGGGTTTGGTACTGCTGTTCCTACGCAGGTGACGCACGCAACGATCCTGCTTGCCCTTCGCCAATACAAGCGTTACGACTCGCCAACGGGTGTTCTTGGCTTTGGTGATATGGGTGCGGTTCGTGTTGGGTCGCGGCTTGATCCTGACGTTGCAATGATCCTTGCCCCGTTGCGTCGGACTCCGGCAGGTATCGCGTGAGCATGACGACCCTTCGCACGGGTCTAGCGGCAAACCTGGCGACCATTTCTGGCCTTCGCACATCTGCCACCGTGCCGGACGATCCTAAGCCGCCTGTGGCTGTTGTAATGCCACAGCGGGTCATCTGGGATACGTCCTTCGCTCGTGGCCTAGATCAGTACGAATTTGTTGTGCTGGTCATTGTGGGCCGCGTAGATGAGCGAACAGCTCAGAACACGCTTGACGCTTACTGCGCACCGACAGGTGCAGGTTCAATCAAAACCGCGATTGAATCCGATAAGACTCTCGCAGGGGCAGCAAACACCCTGCGAGTAACTGAAATGCGGAACTACACCGCAATTCAAATTGCAGAAAATACATACCTTTCCGCAGAATTTGCGGTCACGGTCTACGCATAAGGAGTGCCAAAATGGCAAAGTATGTTGTAACAGAGCCAGTGATCTTGTTCGCTGGCAGCACGGTCACATCCTCATGTGCATCCGTGACCATTTCGGTGGAAGCCGACGATGTTGAAACCACCGCATTTGGTGCTTCGGGTGGCTGGCGTACCCGCATCGGTGGATTGAAGTCAGGTTCCGTTGACTTCGAGTTTCATCAGGATTTCGCCGCTGGTTCGATTGATGCGCTGTTCTGGCCCAACCTTGGCGGCACTGTCGCTGTGAAGGTGCGTCCGGGTGGAACTGCCGCAATCAGCACCGTCAATCCCGAATACCAGTTTGACGTTCTCGTTGCACAGTACAGCCCGATTGATTCGGCTGTTGGTGACCTTGCTACCGTGTCGGTTTCGCTGCCGATCACTGGCGCAGTCACTCGCGCAACCGCCGCGTAAGTAAACTAATCTCAAACCCTCTGACCTGCTAGGAGTCCTGCAATGATGCGTTTGCCGCTGCACGTACAGTACGAAGATGGATCGGGCGCAGATGTT